GTAGAATTGGATGCTAAAAAAACGCCTTGTGAGCGTGATCCCTTGCTCGAATTGCATCGCTTGCAGCAGGCCACCATATTCTCCAAACTAATCGGATCGCCTCCGGCTTTGAGGCTGACTATATGATCTACCGTAGTGGCATCCTGCCCACAATACACACACGTATAACCGTCCCTAGCTAGTACTACTAGCCTTTGCTTCTTGTACTTATTACTGAGTCTAGGGTCGTGCTTACCGTGCACCATTAGTAATGGCCTTTGCGATTATGGTAGTCGAGTGCTTTGCATGGTGTGTTATGCCGCTTGCTTATGTACTTAAGACCTAGATCTATTTGCTTAAAGGGATCTAACTCTTTCATCTTAAGTAGCTGAGGTATCCCATATGCAGAGCTCTTAGGGTTATCTGCTCGAGGATCCCATCTACTCTCTTTATTCCATAAGATCTCTAAGCATCTATATTGCTTAGCATTAAGTAGCTTTATATGTGCGTATAGTTTGTAGTTTTCTTTATCTCTATGTGTGTTAATTGCTTGAGATGCAGGCATATTGCTAAATAGCAATAGCCCGGCCAATAGCACCAAACTACGCCTGCGAGCTATCCGCGGTAGCGGCTCGCCTGCGAGTATGGAGCGTACTCCTGTAGTCAAATAGGTTGCAACATTGAGCGTGTGTTTCAGCGTGTCCCACACCTTTTTAACATATGTGGATAAACCCTGTGGATAACTGTTAAGCATCTTTACCCCATCCCTTACCCTTAAAGCTAATACCGGGCGCGTGATATACCTGCCTCATATGAGTACCGCAACACATAGGCGCAGCGTTTGAGGTTATAGGTTGCTCAAGCTCATAACGGATATTGCACATAATGCACTCATACTCATACATCGGCATCGCGTAAGTCCTCCATTAGCACTATGCCCATTACGCCGCATTTAACGCATTGGAGCGACTTAACGTACGGTGGCAGGTTATCGGTTACGACTCGCTCTATATGATCGGTCATCTTGGCACATAGCCGGCATTTTGTTTTATACGTCGCCATAATTAGACCTCTTTAGATATTGCATCTCAAATAGATTAGCTCGAGGTACCCAATAGTTATCCTGATACGTGTGTTTGTATCGAGGTTGCTTAGCCATATGCACGGGCATCCAACCTAACATATGATACACCGGGCTAAACCCTGTAACCAATATAGCTACATCGTTAGGCCTGCCCGGTCCTCTATTTTGTAAGATTAAATGCCCGTTAGTGTGTTTGGTCCATTTGACCTCGATATTCTCGCCGACATCTGCCGTATCGTGAGCGTTATCTATTGCAGGCACAAAGCCATAATCGCCAAAATAGCTAGCGACCGCTATCTCTGCGCCTGCCGACTCGACCTCTTGTAATACAAGCTCATGCCAATTTACATACTTTTGGCCGAAATTACTTGCATCTGTTGGCTCAGCGTTACGTATGATTGTGCGCTCTAGCCCTACTCGATGAGCTGAAATTTCTTGCGATCTATCGAGTACGACTCTAGCTACGCTCGGCATTGTGCACATAACCATAAAACTACCTCACCGCTTACATCACGTACATCAAAGCCGCCGAGTGCGGTATGCCACTTAGAGCACTCGTCGCATTGTTTGGCAGCTACTACCGTAATCTCGCCGTTATCGTGGATAGTCGTAGCTAATCCGTCTTTAATAAAGGTTAGCTCGCTCATACTTGAGGCTTCCATTTTCCGTCGGATCCGAGCACGTGCCAATACGGGTTACATTGATTAGCTCTAACTCGCTCGGTGCACTTATACGCGGCCCACGGTTTACCCGTTGCCTTAGCCGTACCCTCAGCCCACACCATCGTACCGTGCGTACATCGAGGGGCCTCAGCTACTAACTCACCGCCGAGGCTTTTACCGATCTCTAAGATGCTACTAGCCATTGTGGCCATATCCTCGATTGAGGCTTTTGTACTCCACGGGTCCGAGTCTGCCGGTAGTGTCTCGACCTTTTCCATATCCTGCGCGGTAGGCCGTGAGTTATGCTCAAGGCTTGGCGTTAATAAGCCTATGCAGCGGCCGTAAGCTGACGTAATTGTGTCCTCGATAAACCATTTTTTCATATTGTTTGGATAAGTCGAGACGTTACCAAAAGCGTAATCGACGGCGCTAGGTAGATGATCCTCATACTCCCGGTACGCCTCAGCTTTAACGAGGATCGTGCCTTTAATAATATCTAGATCCTCGATGTAAGCGACTAATCTGCCGGATGGGAATTCTAATCTAAAGCGCTTAATACGCGCGTTTACGTCCTCGTAGTTATCTAAAAACCCCATTAGATTAGCTCCTTATCTTTCAGAGCTTGAGCGATAGCGCGGCCACGTACAAAGCCCTCACCGTGCCCTTGTCGGTGTCCTATCGAGTAACCAATTACCATAAACATAAAGCCCATACCGCAGGCTGCCAAACCGATCAATATATCTAAACTATTCATTACTTAGCCCTTTGTTAAGGCCGATCAAGCTACTAACCGAGTAGCCCTCTCAGCGTTTGTAGTATCAGTATGAGGGCTTTTTGTCCGAATTAAAAGCGTATAGCCTTTTGGCGTGTCGCTACTTAGCTAGTCGATCCTCTAACAAAATCTCGTAGATACGGTCCACGCGCTGCTCGATGCGCTCAACGCGCCCGGCTAAGTTATGGCCGCCGTTGCCGTCCGGCTTTAACTCGGCTAGATAATACTTAACCAAATGGCGGACGAGCCCAGCTCCTAGCCCCAAAATAGTAAAACTCCCGAGAGCTATACCAACTACGAGCTGAGCTCTTTCCATTACTTAGCGCCTACGCCTAATTGCTTCTCCGACGGTTGCAACGCTTTTAGTAGTGGCCCGATTAGCCCAGCGATAAACGCGTTAGCCAATACTTTGTAGTCTGTAATGCCGGACATATACAAAGCCGCTACGGATGCGAGAGATGCTCGACCGTATGATTTTGCCGCCGCTATTGCTTGCTCTTTCATTTGTTGCTCCTTAGTGCCCTTAAGGATTTATCTAACTATAAACCTAAACTAGCGATTAAGGCTTTAGCCTTGCTTGCGGATATCTCTACCTCAAAGTGCATATCGTCCGGCCTGCTCTTAAAGTCGCCGCCCCACTTGAGGCCGTACTTTTTAGCAAGGGCTCTAAGCATCGGTATCTTTTCAGCCGGGAAAGTGCCGGCCTTGCCGAGTGGATGCTTTGTCGCATTTAGATCTATAGCCGTCCCGGATGAGTGACACGATAAGCGATCGGTCGATCCGCGTACCATACGAAAAGCGTAGCCCCAATCGTCAAAGGTACCATCATCGATCGGCTCGATCAGCTCGTGAAATTCCGCAGCAAAGGCGGCCAAGAGAGGCCCAACACTCTCGGCGCACCTTAGCTTACGGTCCGTACCCTTTACGGGGTAGGACTTTATTTTAATCTCTGCGGGATCTTTAGATGCAGGGTATCCGTTATAGCTTTGGAGCATTTAGTATCGCCGCTTGCTGCTCGTCGTAGGTTGCTTTAGGCATTGACGTAAACTCGCCATTACCACGATCAATAATCGCGTGAGTTTCTACGCCGTTTAATGTCTCGACTTCAATAAATGTAACGTTTTCCATTTTAGAGCTCCCCATTTATTGCCAAATAAGCACTCGAATTATTATTTGCTAATAATCTTACGGCTCGGTAAGTTGTCAAACCGCTCGAAACTCCCACCGATAACTGAATACAATATAGCGATGATTGATCTATGGTTACTGAGGTTGCCGTTTTTAATGCGTCTCCACCCTCTTGAATGCCCAAATTAGCCCACTCGACGGATGTAATCGTTCTCATTGTTACAGGATTTTCTATCTGTATATAAGATCCTGCCGTTCCGGGATTTGAGCCTATTCCAAATGATGAATAACCACCGGTGGCGGATGAGCGCCAGTAATAACGTTGACACGCTGCGAGCTCAGCCTCGTAAGTTGGGCCATTAGTACGAAACGGCAAGGCTACCGATCCAATATCAATCTGTACACCCGTTACCTCATAGTAATCATTAGCGCCGGCCGTACCGCTTGGCGTGTATCCAAAATAAATAGACAATTCATTTAGCGAGCTTGACAAA